CATTGGGCGAGGATGAAATCGATTGGTTGCGAGTTCAAACCGAACGAGCGCAGAAGGTCCCCATTCGGGGGATCTATTATGCGCGTGTTCGCTAGTTCTCGCGACCGTCTCTTCATCCTCAGTCAAATGGGTCGTGCCTTGGCACCAGGCAGTTACTTGGTGAGTTCTGCTCTTGCTAATCACAAGCGCATCCTCACGAGCCAGCCCGACTACATTCCCGAGCGTGTGGGTGACCACATCGCGACGTTCTGTAGCAGGCTGGCCCTCGGCGTCAGTTCCTGGGGGTCTTCGACCCCCAGGCCCCAGACGTCGGCTTCACTGTCACGGTCCCGGCGGGAGGGAGGAACTGCAGGCGACTTAAAACGTCGCTACCATTCCGCTTCTCTCGCTTGGGCCCGACTCCCCCCACCTCATGACTCGGTGCGGGGGTGGCCAACAATCGCTGCCAACATGGTTTGGCGTGAAGCGGGTTCAGACCCGCTGGCGATTGGAAGCCTCCCTCGCGTCCGTGCCACGGTCGTGGTGGAGAGAGGCGCCAAGGCCCGCGTCGTGACCGCCGGCGATCCGTCGGAGACCATGAGAGGCCACGCATTGCGTGACGTCTTCTGGCCCCTCCTGGAGCGCCTACCGGTCGCCTTCCGGGGTGAGGACCATGAGGACGTCCTTGCCACGCGGGTCCTTCGGGAGTTCAAGGAAGGTTGCGAAGTCGTGTCGACGGATTTATCCGCCGCCACTGACTACGCCCCCTTTGAACTAGCCGAGGCCGTGTGGCAAGGCGTCTTCGACGGCCTTGCCCGACGCGGGGACTTGAGCCCTTCCGAAGCTTCCCACGGGTTGCGCGAGGTACTAGTGCACCTCGGGCCACACCACGTCGACTGGCCGTCCGGGTCCGGGATCTCGCGCAGGGGCTGGTTGATGGGTCACCCACTTACGTGGCTGACTCTCAACCTCGCCCACTGCGCAATCCTGGACTCGGTTGGCCTCCTCGGGTGTGCCGTAGTCAAAGGCGATGACGCCTTAGTCTACGGACCGCGGGAAAACAACCTCGACTACATGGAGGCTCTGGAACTCTCCGGTTTCGTCGTCAACAGGTCAAAGACCTTTGTTTCGGCGAGGACCGGGGTGTTCTGTGAGCGTCTCTACGCAGTCGGGGAGGTGCCGGGCCTTAGGGTCCCACTTAAGACTGCCGTCCTGCCCTCGGTAGAGCGCCTCACCAACCTTTCTCAGGTTGTTGAGGGTCTACCTCGTTCGGTACGGAAGCCTTTTGTGAAGGTCCTTTGGGCCCGGGCATCGGAAGTTGGGTTGATATCGATGTGTAAGACCCATGGCCTCCCACTCTCCCTACCGAGAGAGTTAGGAGGTCTAGGTATACCACATCGACGTGGCCTGCGAGGTGCGTTGGTGGCCCACCGTAAGTGGGCCACTTACTGCCTCACGTCGGCGACTGCCGGGGAGGTGATACCTTCCTGGGAGCCACCGATGGTCGGCGCGGCGTCCAGGCAGATCCTTAAGGACCTGCGTTGGGTGAGCCGCACCGAGCATAGCCGCGGTAACTTGGGGGCGCAGGTGCCTCTCTCAGAGAGTGCCTTCCGCCGGTTCGTGGGGGTTCGCGCCTTCGGCGTGACCCTTGCGAGCCCGGTGGAGGCGAGCACCTTTCGATACAGTGATGTATCGAGGATGTGGAAGAAGGCCCGGAAGGCCCTCTCCCAATCCGGCTCCCCTCGTCACCTTATCAACCCTGCTAGGTGGACATGGGCTAGGCTCAAAGGCTGTTTGACGGCCCAGAGCCTGGCTGGAATCTATTCAACGGACTGGACGGTGCGAACCGTCCAGCAGGG